CATGAAACGTGGCGCTGTCTTGATCCTTGATGAGATTGATCGTGGATCAAACAAGTTGATGTGTCTACAGGCAATCCTTGAAGGCAAACCCTACTTCAACAAAAAGACTGGCGAAGTTGTTACTCCCGCCTCTGGTTTCAATGTGATCGCTACTGCGAACACCAAGGGCCGTGGTTCTGATGACGGTAAGTTCATGGGTGCTCAGGTTCTTGATGAGGCATTCCTCGAACGATTCGCAATCACGGTTGAACAGGAATACCCGTCTTCCGCTCAAGAGAAAAAAATTGTTCTCAACAAGATGGAAGTCGCTGACTGCGTTGATGATGAATTCGCCGACAAGTTGGTACTGTGGGCTGATGTGATCCGAAAGACTTTCTATGAGGGTGGCATTGATGAGTTGGTTTCAACCCGCCGTCTAGAACACATTGTCAAGGCATACGCCATGTTCAAAGATCGCCTCAAGGCAATTCAGTTGTGTGTCAACCGTTTCGACACTGACACCAAGTCTGCCTTCATCGATCTTTACACCAAGGTTGATGCTGGTGTTGATCTTGATGCCCCTGCTGAAGACCAGAATGATGACAACCCAGAGGCAGATAACTATGACTTCTAAGAAAGATTACAAATACAATGAGGGTCAGCTGATCGCTGACCTTCAAGCATATGTTGATAGTACATATGATGAACACTATGCTCAGAACAAAGTACAAACCACCGAGTTTGTTATAGATACTGGACATGGCGAAGGATTTTGCCTTGGTAATATTATCAAATATACGCAAAGGTATGGTAAAAAAGAGGGCAAGAACCGTAAAGACTTGCTAAAAGTACTGCACTATGCGTTAATTGCACTACATGTTCATGACTTAGAACAGTAGTAAAGGTTCCGCCTTAGGGCGGATCGGGGACTGGCGGCCTCTCTCACTCTCTCTCAATTCGCCAGTCCCCGATTTTTTTGTTATAAATAAGAGAGTAAATTACCATTTAACTTTTGGAGAGAATAATGGCTTATCGAATTAGAATTACATTTACCCGTCAATCTGAGAGTGTAGAGTGGCCTTTTTGGGCAGCTGACCTCTTAGGATCAACCTATGAAACCAAGGCGTCTGCATTTCAAGATTGGTTGACTGGTAGAGACGAAGCTGATGTGGTGTTTGATGCAGAACCAGACGGCAATACCGTTTATTGTGATATCATGTTTGCTAATGAAGATGCATACGATGATTATACTTCTGCTTGGACATCAGCTGGTCTTGAAGACCAATTCCAAGATCAGGCTTTCCTAGATTATTGTACGACAAATAACGTCACCATTGCTCATACTACGGAAAATGTATAAACTTGAGTATGTTTTAAAAAGACCTACACTTAGTACAAAATGGTATCAACAATCAGAAGAAAGAACTGTTGAACACAAAAAAGCATCACAGATATTTCATGATTGGTTAAGACAACAAGAAAGAGTTGAGGCCCATAGTACGTTTTCATCTGATGGATTGACTTATAAGTGGACAATGGTTTTTGATGATGAAGAACACTACAATGATTATGAAAGGCAGTTTAAAGAATTGATCAGTGATGAACCGTTTAACGGAATTCCAATTACCTCTTTCCCATGTCTTCTAGAATATCACAAGAAGCATGGGATTGAGTGTAGTTTGCCAGAAAATGAAATTTTGGAAAAACCTTTTGAAATTTGATCTTGACTTTTCCTTTTTTATTTGTTATTATGTAATTTGTTTGATCGGAGTATATTATGATGAAAGTTTCCAAACCAACCCTCGACACATTTAAGAACTTTGCCTCTATCAATACGAATCTTTTGGTTCGTGAGGGACAAACTCTTGCTACTGTGTCAAACTCAATGAACATTTTGTGCCGTGCCACGGTAACAGAAAGTTTCCCCAAAGAATTTGCCATCTATGATTTGAATCAGTTCTTGTCTTTGTTGACTATGGATGAGAATGCTGATCTCCAGTTTGGAGATGAATCTGTCACGGTACAAACTAATGCTGGCAAGTTTGAATTCTACTATGCTGAACCGTCTGTGATTAAAGCTGCACCAGATCGCTCGATTGAAGTAGAACCACTCTACACATTTCATATCGCCAAAGAAAATATTCAGACAATTTATCGTGCTGCATCTGCCATCTCTGCTCCATTCTTGCGAGTAGTTGGCAATGGACAACAGGTATTAATGTCTGTTGGTGATCCAAATACCCCCAAGAGTAATTCTTTTACGACAGTTCTTGGTGATAGTGATTTGGAATTTGATGCTAGGTTGTCAATTGAATCATTGAAGATCATTCCAGACACATACGATGTGACCATTGGCACAAAACCAGTAATGATGTTTTCCAATAGTGAAAGAACCTATTGGTTGGCACTTGACCCAAGTTCAAAAACTCAGTAAGGTGAATTAAAATGATTGAAGTAGGACAGCGATTTCCAATGGATGTCGTTTTTAAAACACGGGTTCGTGATGAATCCGTTGGTGGTACTAATCCATATCGATGGCAAGATGTAGTTTCTGGTGATTTGTTTAGGGACAAGAGGGTAATTATCTTTGCATTGCCTGGGGCATTTACTCCAACTTGTTCTGCTTTCCAGTTGCCTGGGTATGAAGAAAACTATGAAGTGTTTAGGTCAAAAGGTATTGACGAAATCTATTGTTTATCTGTAAATGATTCGTTTGTTATGAACATGTGGTTCCGATATCAACAGATCAATGGAGTTAAACCTATTCCAGATGGTTCTGGTATGTTTACTTCTGAGATAGGGATGTTGGTTGACAAAGATAATCTTGGATTTGGCCAAAGATCATGGAGATACTCGGTACTTTTGAATGATGGTGTTGTTGAAAAAGCCTTTGTTGAAGATGGTTTTGGAGACAACGTTGAAAATGATCCGTATGAAGTTTCTGATCCAGCTACGATGTTTGAATACATTATGAACGAGAGTCCAGTTGGCGGCAGTCAATTAGAACTCAATCTGGAAGAGTCTCTTGGTACAAAGGATAAAATTGGATAAGGAGTATTATGGCTTCTGCATGGAGAAGTAAGAACGCTCGTGGTCGGCGTATGGTGGCACTTGAAAACCTCAAGAGTGCCAAGTTTTTCCCCAAAGGTGATCGCACCGAAGAGAAGTGGGAAGAGAAACGACAACAACAGATTGAGGTTCTTGAAAAAAGGATACGGTGATGAATGAATTTCTCTGGGTGGAGAAGTACAGACCCCAAACTATTTCGGAGTGTGTTCTCCCAAATAGACTGAAGGATGTATTTCAATCTTTTGTTGACCAGAAAGAAATTCCTAACATGTTGCTCTGTGGTACTGCCGGTACAGGCAAGACCACAGTGGCACGTGCTCTTTGTAATGAATTAGAATGTGACTACATCATTATCAATGGATCGGATGAGTCCGGCATTGATGTTCTCAGAACAAAGATTAGGGACTTTGCAAGTACGGTCAGTTTCGGCGGTAAGACCAAGGTAGTTATCCTTGACGAGGCGGACTATCTAAACCCCAACTCTACGCAACCAGCGTTGCGTGCCTTTATCGAAGAGTTCTCCAAGAACTGTCGATTTATTTTTACATGTAACTTCAAGAATCGAATCATCGAACCGCTTCATAGTCGGACAACGGTGGTAGAATTCAAACTCAAGAAAGAAGAGAAACCTCAGATGGCATCTGCCTTCATGAATCGTATCTCTGACATCCTTGATCAAGAAAGTATTCAGTATTCAGAAAAAGTTCTTGCTGAACTTCTGATGAAATATTTCCCAGACTATCGTAGGACGCTAAACGAACTACAACGGTACTCAAAGTCTGGTGCAATTGATGAAGGTATTCTGAGTAACATTGCTGAAGTCAACATGAAGGGATTGTGTGATAGTCTCAAGGACAAAGACTTCAAGAAGATGCGCCAGTGGGTTGCTAACAATGTAGACACCGACCCACAAGGGTTGTATCGTAAAATCTATGATACTCTGATGGACAAAGTGGTACAGGTTCCTCACTTGGTGTTGTTGATTGCTGACTACCAGTACAAGTCGGCATTTGTTGCTGACCAAGAAATTAATCTTACAGCATGTCTTGTTGATATTATGGCCAACGTGGATATGAAATGAGATTTGCAAAATACGATTTAACAAAAGCAACCGAATCAGTAGCACATGCAATTGCAGAAGAAGTTCTTGATCACGGTGTGATTGTCTTTCGTAATCAGAATCTAACCCCAGATGATGAGGTTAGGTTTTGCCAAATGATTGGTGAGTGTCAGCAGTTGCAGAACAAGCCAGGCGAACGTGGTGAGCATATTGCAGTCAATGATCATATCATTCGGGTCACTGGTGAGAAGAATCAACACGGCGAGCCTGGGTTGTTTGGTCACACCTCTGCTCTTGACTGGCATGCCAATCAGGCAAGCAGTTATGATCGTGCTCCACTTATTTGGTTGCATGGTGTCAAGGATACTGTTGGTAGTTGTACCAGTTGGATTGACATGCGACAGGCATATGAAGACCTTTCCGACAAAGATAAAAAAAGAATCAACAAACTTCATATTACCTTGGGATATAAAACTGGTTCGTATTCTGAAAGTGATTTTTTTATTGAACATCATGCTACAGATAAACCATTCCCATTAGTCTATACCAATGAAGCAGGAAAAACTGGACTTTACTTTCCTTTCCTACAGATATTTGGTATAGTAGAATATGAACAACCTCAGTTTGAAGAAACTATGGATTGGTTGAAGGAACATGTATTGCAAGATAAGTATAGGTACGATCATCACTGGCAAGATGGTGATGTTGTTATTAGTGAACAGTGGTTGACTATTCACAAGAGGTGGGAGTGCGACAACATGGAGAATAGAGTGTTGCATCGCATCGCATTTGATTATTCCAAGGTGAAGTTATGAGTAAAAAGTTGGCGATACAAAGAATAAAAAATTGTCTGGAAGCTAGTAAACGTACCATTGATCCACAGTGGCGTGCTTACTGGATAGACACTGCAAAGAAACTATCAGTCAAATACAAAGTGAGTGTTGTAGATAAAAATGCTTGAAGATTTAGGAACACCCAAACCAACTTACAATCCAGAGGACTATCAGACAAAGAAGAAGTCTATTAGTCCATTTGATTTTACAAACAGCATTACTTATACCAAAGAGAATCTGATTGTAGATGATTGGTCAGAGAAACAGTATAATCCATTTTTGGTAAACAAGTCTCTGTCTCATGGTAATGATACTGTACATGTGGCAAATGAAATGAATTCTAGACCACACATAGATAAGAAGATGCAGTACGATTTCCTGATCGGTATAGTTCGTAAGAAAAAACGATTTAACAAGTGGATCAAACCCGAGCGGGAAAGTAATGTTGAGATCGTGAAAGAATATTTTGGGTACACTGATACCAAGGCGATTGAGGCTCTGAGAATATTATCCGATGATGACCTCCAGTCTATTATTAAACTATTAAATAAGGGTGGGAAAAATTAGCATTTTATAAATAATCTTCATAAACAATAATAATAATTATGAAGGTAACTTTAAAATGAGTGAAGATTTTTTTGCTATTAATTTTCCAGATTATACTCCAGTGGAAATAAAATTAAAAAATGATGATGACTTTTTGAAAGTGAGAGAAACCCTATCTAGAATAGGTGTTGCATCCAAAAAAGAAAAAGTCTTATATCAATCTTGTCATATCTTGCACAAGCAGGGTAGGTATTTTATCACCCATTTCAAAGAGCTCTTTGCTCTTGATGGTAAGTCTGCTGAACTCAGTGACAATGATTTGATGAGAAGAAACTCGATTGCCAAACTGTTGAGTGATTGGGGTCTGATTGAACTTTGCAGTCCTATTGCAGAGGAAAAATTAGCACCAATGAGTCAGATCAAGATTCTGCCTTACAAGGAGAAAAACGATTGGACTCTGGTCACTAAATACAATATTGGTAGGAAAAAATAATTATATAAGGCAAGAAGTCTTATATATATTATCGTATCGCCGTAAGGGATACGCAATTTAAACTCGCTGAAAAGGAGACTATTATGGTCACACGCAAATTTGGTGTCGCCGACATCGACAAAATTATGGATCAGTATCGCCCATTCACTATTGGTTTTGACTCGGTATTTGATAACCTTGTAACCTGTAGTGAAGTTGCCAACAATTATCCCCCCTACAATATCGTTCGGGTAGATGATGAAAATTTCATCATAGAAATTGCCGGCGCTGGTTTTACTGAAGATGAATTCAATATCCACGTTGTCCCCACCGGCAACAAACTCATTGTTCAAGGTGTTCAAGATCGTGGAGAAGACAAGAGAGAATATCTCCACAAAGGAATTGGCGCAAGAAACTTCACTCGCACTTTCGCACTAGCGGAAGATGTAGAAGTACTTGGTGCTGACTTTGTAGATGGTATGTTGAATATCACTCTACAAAAAATTATTCCCGAAGAGAAAAAGGCTCGTGAAATCCTAGTAAACAAAAAGTCTAACCCAAAATTTCTCAAAGAGGAAAAATGAAAACTTTAATCCAAATGGCCAAGGATTGTGATGGACGATTCTGTGAACAGGTAACCGAAACAGTATTTGTTTTGGGAACTCTAGCAGTAATGATTTATTCAGTTGTTGGTCTACAAACTGTAGCTTAATGGAGACTATATTGTTATGAGTGAAGAAATTGTAGATGCAAATTTGAATGAAGAAGTGGTGGAAACCCCACAACCTCCTAGTAAACCAGTTAGTATTGGTATTAAACTTCAGGGTTGTACGCAAGATATCATTGGATATCTTTCCGATGATAAAGAGGGTAACCGATGGATGGTTCAGAACCCAGCTGAAATTCACTATAAATCTGACGAGAAGAATAGGGAGGGAGTATTTAGAATAGTCTTTGTTCCTTGTTCTCCTGCTAGTGAAGGGGTTTTGTTTGTCCCCTACGGTCAAATAAATTATGTCTTTGAACCAAAGGCAGATATTAAGTTGGAATACGAAGCAAAGTTCCAACACACTGCTACTTCTACTAGTTCTAGGACACCAAAATTTGAAGGATAGGGATTGACATTAACCATCTGTTGTGATACTATGTTACTTTGATTTATTATTTTGGTTATGATTGATGTCTCAAAACTTCTACACTTATGCATGGCAATACGGTAACTCCATTTTAGTTAGGGGCGTGAGGAATGGTAAGCGTTTTACGGAACGTCATCCCTTCGCCCCTACACTTTATGTAAAGTCTGCCGAACCATCTCAATTTAAATCTATTGACGGTCAAAGTCTGAAAGAAATTACTTTCGGAGACAATGCTGACTGTAAAGAATTCTTAGATAATTATTCTAAGATCGAAAACTATCCTATCTACGGTCAGACCGATCTGACCTATCAATACCTTTCTTCAATGTATCCAAGTGCGATTGAATTTGACATGAGTCAAATGAAAATCTTGTCCATCGATATTGAGACAACCGCCGAACACGGATTCCCAGATGTAGAGAACCCCATCGAAGAGGTTCTTCTTATCTCTGTCATTGACAATGCCACCAAAGAAATCCATACATGGGGTTCTGGTGAATGGAAGTGTGTGTCAGAAGAAGTCGAAGGACTGCCCGTGACCTATCACTATTGCAGTGATGAATATGATTTGCTAGAACAATTCATGCAGTGGTGGGCAAGTGATTATCCAGACATTGTTACTGGATGGAACATGGAACAGTTTGATATGCCATACTTAGTCAACAGGATTGACCGAGTGTTTGGCAATGATGCCAAGAACAATCTCAGTCCGTACAACATGACTCGTAAACGTATGGTGCGAGGACACAACCGAGAGATCATGAAGATTGATATCAAGGGTGTGATCCAACTGGACTACATGGATTTGTACAAAAAGTTTACTTACACTTTCCAAGAGTCCTACCGACTCGACTACATTGCCGAAGTAGAACTTGGGAAGAACAAACTTGACACGGGGTTTGAAACTTTCCGTGAGTTTTATGAGAATGATTGGAACAGGTTCATCGACTACAACATCATCGATACCAAACTCGTTGACGAACTTGATGATAAGATGAAGTTCCTTGAGTTGATTATCACGATGGCATATGACTGTAAGTGTAATTACAACGACATCTTTTCTTCAGTGCGTACATGGGATTGCCTGTTGTATAACCATCTGCTAGAAAAAAATATCATGATCCCCCAGAAGAAAGAACACTTCTCCAAGGGATTTCCAGGCGGTTATGTGCAAGAACCCAAGACAGGAAAATACAAGTGGGTTGTGTCTGTTGATGCTACAAGTCTGTATCCTTCTATCATCATGCAACACAATCTATCTCCCGAGATGCTTGCAGAAAACCACAAACCAATTGACTGTACCGTGGACAGTATCTTGGAACGGAAACATCAGTTGAAACTGGCAGATAGCGGGTTGTCCATGGCTGCTAATGGATATCTCTATCGAAAAGACAAACAGGGTTTCATGGCAGAGATTACTCAGAAGTTTTTTGATGACCGACAACGGTATAAGAAACTGATGAAACAGGCAGAACAAGAGTATGAGGATACAAAGAATCCTAAACTCAAGAATGACATTGCCAAGTATCACAACTTTCAGATGGCAAGAAAAATTCAGTTGAACTCTCTCTTTGGTGCGATTGGTAACAAGTGGTTCCGATACTTTGATGAGCGAATCGCAGAGTCAATTACTTTGACGGGTCAGTTGATTATCCGTGACACTGCCAAGGTAATTGATGAATTCATGAACAAGTTTCTTGGCACAGATAATGAAGTGTACTCTTTCTACACCGACACCGACTCTTGTTATTTGACACTGGATACGATGGTGGAGAAACATCTGAAGGACAAACCATTCGATGAGATTATTGACATCCTCGACAAGTTTGTTGACCAGAAACTTGAACCAGTTATCAATGGCCGGATGCAGGAACTTGGTGATTACATGAATGTATTTGACAAGAAGATTGTGTTCAAACGTGAAGGTATTGCTGACACTGGCATTTGGGTTGCGAAGAAAAGATATGCAATGAATGTGTGGGACAACGAAGGTGTCCGATACAAGGAACCCAAACTAAAAGTGATGGGGTTGGAGATTGTTCGATCATCTACTCCCGCACCAGTCCGTAGTTGGTTGAAGGAGGCAGTCAGTCTGTGTCTCAGTGCTGATGAAAAAGAGTTGCAGGACTACGTTGAAGAGACATGGCAGAAGTTTAAGAGTATGCCTCCCGAAGACATTGCCTTTCCTCGTGGATGCAATAACATTGATAAGTATGTTTCCCGTGAAACAGTTTACACTAAAGGAACTCCGATGCATGTTCGTGGTGCTTTGGTGTATAATCACCTTGTTCGCACCCAGAAGATTGAAAAGAAGTATCAGTTGATTCAAGATGGTGACAAGATTAAGTATCTGTATCTCAAGGAACCAAATCATGTCCGAGAAAATTGTGTCGGTTTCAATGGTCTGATGCCGAAGGAGTTCGATCTCCATCGATACATCGATTATGATACCCAGTTTCAGAAAGCATTTCTTGACCCACTAAATACAATTGTTGAAAGTTTGAACTGGAATACAAAACCAGTTGCTACATTAGAAGGATTATTTTTATGAGTTTGATTGATAAGTTAAAAAAGAATTCCACAATTAAAGAGTCATCTGTATTGACTGACTCCAAGTTTTTCAACACGAAAGATTTGATCCAGACATCTGTGCCTGCTTTGAATGTGGCACTCTCTGGTAAACTTGATGGTGGACTTACGCCAGGATTGACGGTGTTCGCTGGGCCTTCCAAACACTTCAAGACTGCCTTTGCTATGCTTCTTGCCAAGTCTTATCTAGACAAGTATGATGATGCGGTGATTCTGTTCTATGATTCAGAGTTTGGTGCGCCTCAGGGTTACTTCCAATCTTTTGGTATTGATACTGACCGAGTTGTACATACTCCAATCACAGACATCGAACAGTTGAAACATGACTCCATGTCTCAGTTGAATAACATCGAACGGGGTGACCGTGTGATGATTATCGTTGACTCTGTTGGTAACTTGGCATCTAAAAAGGAAGTGGAAGATGCACTTGATGGCAAGTCAGTGGCTGATATGACTCGTGCTAAACAGATGAAGTCTCTGTTCCGTATGATCACTCCTCACTTGACACTGAAAGATATCCCTGCTGTAGTTGTCAATCATACTTACAAAGAGATTGGTATGTTCCCAAAAGATATCGTCTCTGGTGGTACAGGTATCTACTACTCTGCCGACAACATCTATATTATTGGCCGTCAACAAGAAAAGACGGGCACAGATTTGACGGGATACAACTTTATTATTAATGTTGAGAAGTCTCGTTATGTCAGAGAGAAGTCTAAGATTCCAATCGAAGTTTCTTTTGAAGGTGGTATCAGCAAGTGGTCTGGTCTACTGGACATGGCACTTGAATCTGGTCATGTTGTGAAACCCAGTAACGGATGGTATCAAGTTGCGGCAAATGGCGATGACAGTAAGAAGTATCGCACCAAAGAAACATATCAGAAAGAATTCTGGTTACCAATTTTGAAAGACGATACGTTTGTCGAATGGATTTCTCAGAGATACCTAATCTCTTCTGATTCTATCATGCAAGCAGAGGTAACCGAGGAGGATATTAAAGATGCCTACAGTGAATTGTGATCGTTGTGAAACTGCGATAGACCTTGACAATGATCCTGCAATATGTTTTAATAGTGCAGATGATAAGGTTTACTTATGTGAACCATGTGTGGAAGATGTAAAGAGAGAATTTATTGATGAGATTAGAGACAGAAATATTATCGAATCTGATATTTGATGAGGAATATGCACGAAAGGTTATTGCATTTCTAAGAGAGGATTACTTTCTTGATGTAGAACATAGAACAGTGTTTGCATCAATTGCCGAACATTTTCAAAAGTACAATGCATGTCCATCAAAAAATGCTCTACTAATCTCTTTACAAAACAATAGAAAAATTACTGAAGACTTGTATGCCAAGTCGGAAGAACTTATCAATGGATTGTCTAATGTCTCTTCTGATTTGAATTGGTTAGTTGATCAGTCAGAAAAGTTTTGCAAGGATAAGGCAGTTTACAATGCCATCATGCAGTCTATTCAAATCATCGATGGTCAAGACAAACTACACACCGTAGATTCTTTGCCTAGTATATTGTCAGATGCACTCAGCGTAGGATTTGATAACCACGTTGGTCATGATTATGTTGCTGATGCTGACATGCGATATGATTTTTACCACCGAGAAGAAGAGAAATTGCCATTTGATCTTGACTACTTCAACAGGATCACCGAGGGTGGACTGAGTAACAAGACTCTCAATGTGGCACTTGCTGGTACTGGTGTTGGTAAGTCTCTGTTCATGTGTCACTGTGCCGCAGCCTGTATCGAACAGAGTAAGAATGTTTTGTATATCACACTGGAAATGGCAGAGGAACGCATCGCAGAACGTATCGATGCCAACATGATGAATGTGCCAATCACAGACTTGCGTGATCTGTCTAAGAAAATGTTTGATGATCGGGTCGAAAAGATCAAGAACAAGATCGATGGACGTTTGATTATCAAAGAGTATCCGACTGCCTCTGCTCACGTTGGACACTTCCGTACACTACTTGAAGAACTGAAAGTCAAACAGAACTTCATCCCAGACATCATCTATGTTGACTACCTAAATATCTGTGTGAGTCAAAGACTCCGTGGAAATGTTGGTGCGAATTCCTACACCATTGTCAAGAGCATTGCAGAAGAAATGCGTGGACTTGCTGTTGAGTTTGATGTGCCGATTGTCACTGCAACACAGACAACCCGTGGTGGATACAACAACAGTGATGTTGATCTGACAGATACTTCAGAATCTTTTGGTCTCCCCGCAACCGCAGACTTGATGTTTGCCCTAATTTCCACCGAAGAGTTGGAACAACAGGGTCATATCATGGTGAAACAGTTGAAGAATCGTTACAGTGATCCTACTCGCAACAAACGATTCATGATTGGTGTTGATCGTGCTAAAATGAGATTGTATGATCTCGATGAAGCGGCACAAGATGGTATCCACGACTCTGGACAATCCATTCCAGACGAACCAATCTTTGATAAAACCGATTTCGGTTCTCGTGCTAACTTAGGTTCAATTAAATTATAAATATAATTATGTTTAGTAAAATACTATTTGGTGTCATTCTTGCTGGCGGTGCGGTAGGGTATCTCTACTACACCCAGACCCAAGCTGAGCTCATTGAGTTGAGAGAATACAACATGGCGTTGGAACTCAAGACTCAAACCCAAGATGAAACCATAGATAAAATGAATAGTCAGTACCAATTGCAAGCACAGGCTCTCATGGATTTGACATCCAAAAATGCAGAGATTATTGCTGAAAGAGATCGGTATTTGGATATTTTTCGTAGACATGATTTGTCTAAACTGGCCGCTGCAAAACCAGGCTTAATAGAACCGAGAGTTAATAATGCTACCAAAGAAGTTTTCGACAGTTTGGAAAGCGACAGTAATTACGACTTCGATCCTGATCCTTAGTGGATGTGCGCTGATGAAACAGGCGCCCAGAGAAGTTGAAATTAGAACTGTCGAGATGAAGATTCCAATTCAGCATCCCGTCATGCCGAGACCCATCGACATGAAAGACCCCAATTGGTATGTGGTGTCTGAAAAGAATATCGAAGAGTTCATGCAGCGAATTCAAAAAGAAACTGGCGGTGTATTCTTTGCAATGACCCCAGGCGATTACGAACTAATGGCTTACAACCTCCAAGAAATCAAGAGGTTTGTAAAAGAAACTAGAGAAGTGATTATATATTATCGTACTGTGACTTCAAATGATGAAGAACCTAAAGAGGAAGTTACAGATGACGGAAGAAACAACGAGTAAAGAATTTCATCCAGCCGACACCAACGGTGATGGTAAAGTAAGCGCAGAAGAACATGCGATGTACATGGAATTCAAGAGGAAAGAACTTGAAGATCAGGATGCCATGCGAGACAGTCAACGAAAGATGGCTTGGTTTGCCCTCTTTGGAATGTTGCTTTACCCGTTTGCAGTGGTTATTGCTTCTCTCGCCGGTCTTGATCAAGCACAAGGTACTCTTGGCGACATGGCACCTACTTATTTTGTTGCTGTTGCTGGTATTGTTGCCGCTTTCTTTGGCGCACAGGCTTTTAGTAAAGGTAAATAATTGTTATATTTTGATATTGAAGACTCTTTGACACAAAGACAAAAACACCTTTTCCTTGAACTTGGCAGACACTCCTTTTTCGACCACACTACTGGTGGTGACGATACTCACTTAGATATTGCTGTGATTTGGGATTACGATTTTGTGCAAGAGATTTCTGCCAAGTATCAAGTCAAACCAACAATGATTTCTCTAATGAGAATCAAGTCTGGTGATGAAGTTGTCCCTCATGTGGACAATCCATCCCACAAAAGACCAACCAGCGTTGTCTTTCCTTTGATGCCCAAGTCAGACAACTATGCTCCTTGCACCATGTATGACCCCGATGATCACCGTACAATCAATATATCATGGAGAGACTGTTATGCCTTTGATACTACAAAATTGCATGGTGTCAATAATAATACCGATTATGACCGATATCAGGCCCAAATCTGGTTTGATCTGCCTCTAGAAGAGGTTTTTTCCCTCTACAAAAGCAAAAAATTTCTAAGTGTTTGATTTGTAAGGATATTTTTTTCCTTTAAAATCAATGACTTACATTTTTTTTAATTTTTTTTGCTTTTCCTTTTAAATCAATGGCTTACAGATGTTTAAAAACTTGACATCTGCCCCAATAGCTGTCATAATATATGTGTAAATTGAGTTGAGAGAGGTTTTTTTGATGTTTAGATTGTTTCAGTTAGATGTTCCCCGTTCCGAGTTTGATGCCGTCAATGAGATGGGTTGGACGGAGGCGATGGAAAAGTTTCCCCGAGTTGAGGCTCACATGGCACTGACCATGCGTGGTTCCGAGGCCTATGTGACCGAGTATGATCAATACTTCCAACATGTCGCTGACATCGATGTAAACGATTGTGAACAGGCATTTTTGGTTCACAATAATCCGCATGGCAATGAGGATTACGAAAAGTTGATCACTCGCCATGCTCAACAACATTCGATGTCAGTTGGTGACATTCTCGTTGGAGAATATGGTGAAGTCCTAATGGTTGATCCAATGGGTTTCACTCAGTTGATGAGTTCTTTTGTTGGTGCGGAGGCTGCCTAATGCATACTGATAATTATCCCGTTACTGTTGCTATGACCAAGTATCATTTGAAAGGTACTTTGGAAGGTATAAAAACCAAAGAACGCATGGGTTTCATGTCTTGGGCTGATGCATGTGCGTGGGCTGGTGAAGTTACCATGTCTGTTCGGGTTCCCTATGTTATTCTTGAGATGACCAACGAAAAGACTGGTCAGATGGAGGCTTTTTAATGACTCTAAGTAAAGCAGGACGTATTATCAACGCTGAGGCCGAGTTCCTTGGCAAGACATGGGATTGGGTGATGAATGCTGTCGCCACTAATCCCATGATGTTCCCCAACCGTGTCATCGAGGCACACAAGGTTTTGACATCATGATAGATTGGAAGACCGAGTGGCCTGTGCGGGTGTTCGATGAAGAGCGTAATCGTATTTTAGATGATCCATACTGGTTTGTGGATCGCCATGTAACGATTCGTAAAGACGGCACACAAGTGTTAGTCTTTGGAGTCGAGCAGATGGAGACCGAGTTGAGAGCTTTGTTGAACGCTGTAAGAAGAGGTGAAAGATGAAACTGGTATTTGCTTTGGTTGTTTTGATCAATAATTTGCCCAACAATACTGATGGTATGTATTTCCAAAATGCCGCTGACTGTAATCGCAAGGCCTTTGAGACCGAGACGGGTTTCGCTGGTTCTGGCCCAGACGGTGCTGTAAAAAGTTGGAAGTCGAATGGAGTAAACATTCGTGCGTATTGTGAACCCCGACTAGTTGATAAAGATGCGAGGGCATTTTGAAAAGATACTTCAAAGAAATAACCAAGTGGGACAAAGTTGAACACACTGTCCCCAATCACACATATATATTTGAAGACTCAAAGTGTGTGGGATACATCAAGACTGGCACTAAAGAAGAAATCATTTTTTCAAAACCTTCCCGCCAGTTTTCAAAAAGTTATCGAAAATTTGTTGAAATATTTCCTTGACTTTAGTTGATACTTTTGTTAGTATAGTAAATTGAAATTGATAAAAAAGGTATTTCATAATGAGTTCTAGTTCAAAAGAACATTTAAACAAAATTGCGGATGGCATCAAAGAGATGTCAAACCCAGAAGTTGCACAGAATATTCTTGAAGCATATACATTTATCTGGTCTCTTTTAGACCCAGATAAATTTGGTTTTTCTTGTTCTGCTGAAGTTCGTGATGAAGCTAGACATGTTTTGGGTTTGAAAAAAGTTGAGACAAATCAGTTAAACTATGCAAAATCTCTTGGTTTGGATGAAAATACTCCAGAAATTAAAACCATTGTAGATAAGTTATAATTTTTCTGCCCATAGCTCAACTGGATAGAGCATCAGCCTTCTAAGCTGAGGGTTCGGGGTTCGAGTCCCTGTGGGCAGGCCAATTTAGGAAAGTAAATGCCAACTTATAATTTTAGAAACAAAGAAACTGGTGAAGAGTGGGAAGAGTTCATGGGAATTTCTGCTTCCGAAGAGTTTCTTAAAGAGAATCCACACGTTGAAAAAGTTTTCAACGGTAAGGCGCCTGGTTTGGTTGGCGGCCATGGAGATAGAACAAAACCAGACGGCGGGTTCAAGGAAGTCCTGTCTAGAATTGCAGAAGCTAATCCAACATCAGCTCTTGCAAATGATTACGGCAAAAAGGACGCCAAGTCGGTTGCAGTGAGAAATCTATCACAAAAATATCGCTCATCTGATTAATTTTGTGTTTCTTTCTGCTATATATATTTAGAACCGTTTAGTAAGCAACAAGAGGGATTTTTTATGACACGGTTATTGACGGTTGCATTGGCTTTTATGGTCATGGCAACAAATGTGGGGTGTGCTTCAGCCTCAGGAAGTGAATATTACGAAGCAATTCGCAAGACCGCAGAAGCCCAGGCTCTTGCATCCGAAGCGAAGTATCGTGCGCTCGCACAAGTCGCTGCAAGTGGTGATGGTCAGGCTGCATCCGCAGCTGTTATGGCTATCGCACTGTCTCAAGACAAAACCGTTACCCCGCAGTACGTTGAGTCTTCCGCTCTGAAATGGGCGCAAGTTCTTACGCCTACTGTTGGTACTTTGGGTCTTGGTTTGATCCAGGCCGGTGTATCGAAAAATGCATCTAATAACGCTGCTAAAGTCCAGATGGCAAGTATGGCTAGTAACGAAGCCATTCAGCTTGGTCAACAGGAAATGGTTGGTGGTTTGGTCGGTGATCTGAGTACTGGTTGGTCTACTACCGCAGCTGCTGGTGGTGCCGCTACTGCTGAGATTGCAATCGCAGGATTCAATGCACTGAATACTGCTGGTGGTCAAACTGTTGATGTCGCAGTCGCTGGTTTGAATACTGCGGATAGTATCGCAACCACTGGCATGACTACCCTTGGTGATGTTGCTACCGCCGGTTTCACTCAGATTGGTGCTACTGCTGAAGACGGTATCAATGCAACGGGTGCAGTCGGTCTTGCTGGTATGACTAGTCTTGTGACTTTGGGTACTACTGGAATTGCCGCTACTGAGAACACTGGTATTAGTCTTGGTACTACGGGAATGACTAGTCTCGTGACTCAGAATGATGCTTGGTTGGACTACTCTACAACAAGAGATGCTAACATTCAATCAATTCTTGCAGACTTCAATTCCACGATTCAACAGTTAGGTACTGATCTTGCAACACCGATCACATGTGCTGATGATGGAACAGGTACTATTGTTTGTAACTAATTACATCAAAAGTGTGATAAATAAGGGGGGTAACACCCCCTTTTTTTATGGAGAATGATAATGAAAGAAGAAGATATCAAAATACTTGAAGAGAAAGTAGAAAAAGAATTTTTAAAAAGTCAAGAACTCTTAGATAATAACCTAGAACAGGCTGAAGTAGATTCTTTATCTGAGGCTCTTGCTATAGACTATGTGGAAAAGTGGAAGGTTTATGCGAGGATGAAACTTGCAGAAAGCAATTTGGAAAAATCTGAAAATCTTCGCAAAAGTCTGACGCAAAAATTAGTCCATGTGAATGCGAACCTTGAAGTGACTCTAAAAGCATTAGAAGATAAGAAAATCGCTGTTGCATTTGAGATCAATGAGAAAGAGAAACTCAAGGAAGAGATGAAGGTATTGAAGGCAGAACTAAGGTCGCTCAAAAAACCTAAAGAGGTTTCAAAGCGTTCGGCCCCCGAAAAAAAGTCCGTGGCCAAAAACGCTTGAGAGGTTTTTTATAAATAGTGGTATGTATAGTTTTTCATCTTATTTAAATGAAGATGCCCAAGGGAAGAATCTTCACCTAGAACACCTAGAAGACGAAATTATTAATTTCGGAATTGGTGGGGCTAGGGGCGCAATTAATTTTTTACAGTCTTTGCGTGATATGCTTTCTGGTAGTTCTCGTTCCTCTGTTCACATGACAGTGAAGTGGGATGGGGCCCCTGCTATCTTTGCTGGTGTAGACCCCTCGGATGGGAAGTTTTTTGTCGCAAAGAAGTCTGTGTTCAACAAAACACCGCTACTATATAAGACAAAAAAAGAAATACAAGACGATGCTAAACTACCACAAGCATTGAAAATTCCTTTTAGTATCGCATTAGAAGAATTTAGCAAACTCGGTATCAGGGGAGTTCTACAGGGTGATTTGATGTTTACCTCTGGTTCCCTTGAAACCGAGACCATTGATAATGTTAGGTATACAACATTTCAACCAAATACAATCGTTTATGCAGTTCCCCGTGGTTCTGATCTTGACAATCAGATAAGGGCTGCGAGAATTGGTGTTGTATGGCATACCACATATACTGGCAACAGTTTGCAAAATATGCAAGCGTCTTTTGGTGCAAATATCAGTGGTCTCAAAAAAATAAAAAGTGTGTGGATGGATGATGCTAGTTATCGTGATGAAAGTGGCACTGCTACCTTTACAAAATCTGAAACTGCATCGGTAACTGCAAAACTTTCCGAGGCAGGAAAGTTATTTCGCAAAATCGATGCTGTACAGTTAAAGAATTTTATGAGATTGCAGTCTGCTTTGGAAGCTGATAGTAAAACTACTGGCGCTACACTCAAAACATACAATAACTCCAAAGTTAGGGTTGGAGAGAAAATTGCCAATGTTTCCACCCATGTTTCTGGTTATGAAACTTGGGTGTCGGAAAAGTTTGACCTTGCTGCTAATAAACTAAAGACCCCCGATGCAAAGAAGAGAGTGGAGAAAAAGAAAGTAGAAACTCTCAGAGAAATAAAAAAACATAGGGTTTTACTTGGAAATATTGTTGCTTTTCAAAATGCTCTGGTAGATGCGAAGATGATTATTGTGAGGAAACTAAATTCTATCAAACAGTTGATGGATACTTTTGTTCGCACCAAACAGGGATTCAAGGTTGTCAATCCAGAAGGTTATGTTGCTATCGATAGAGTTGGTGGTAATGCAGTTAAACTTGTTGACCGCATGGAATTCAGTTACAATAATTTCACTGCAATCAAGGCGTGGGACAGATGAGAATAAAAGAAGAAAAAGAAAAACATATCGTGTTTGCATTTGGAAGAATGAATCCGCCTACTGCTGGTCACAGTAAATTGGTAGACAAGGTTCATGCAGAAGCAAAATCGAGGAATGCTGATCATAGAGTTATAGTTAGTCACTCTCAGGACAAACACAAAAACCCGCTCTCAGCAAAACAAAAATTGAGGTATCTCAAACATGTTCATCCCCACGGAAAGTTTGAAGCATCTTCGCAATCCCATCCTCACTTTTTTGCACACCTCAGTAAAATGCACCAAGAGGGTCACACCCATGTCACAATGGTGGCAGGATCAGATCGTGTTCATGAATTCCAGAAACTTGCAGACAAGTATAATGGCAAAAAGGGTTCTCACGGATATTATAAGTTTAAGCACCTCAAAGTTGTATCTGCTGGTGCTCGTGATCCTGATGCTTCGGGTGTTGCTGGAATAAGTGGAACAAAGATGCGATCTCACGCATCTAACAATGATTATAAATCTTTTAAGTCTGGTTTGCATAAGAACACCTCTCATGAAGAGGCAAAAAAATTGTTCCATGCTACCAGAAAAGGTATGGGTCTTCATGAAGACCAAGTGAGAATGTCCTTTTCAATGTTTCTGAAGGAGTCAAATAAATGAACAGAGAGGCAGTATACGAACAATTAAAGATAGACGAGGGTGTAGTGTATGAAATCTACAATGATCACCTTGGATATCCTACTTTCGGAGTCGGACACCTCATCGTTGAGGGTGACGAGGAGATCGGAAAACCAATTGGAACTCCAGTGGACGAAGAAAGAGTCAGAGAGGTATTTGATAGAGATTTGGAGACAGCAATCCGAGAATGTGATGCTTTATACGGGGAGGGGTGTTTTCGAGATTTTCCCGATGAAGTCCAGCAGATATTGGTCAACATGATGTTTAATATGGGACGTACCCGATTATCCAAGTTTAAAAAAATGAATGAAGCTCTCTTAGAGGGTGATTGGAAAAATGCCGCAGTAGAGGGAAGAGATTCTTTGTGGTATAAACAGGTCACCAACAGAGCAGAGAGGTTGATGAGTCGTTTGGAGTCAGTATGAAAGGTTTTTTAGTTGGTGTTTTAACAACGGTATTGGTTGGGTGTTCTAGCCTTAGCAATTTAATACCAGATAAGTTTGATAATGTGGAATATGGTAATTTGGTACACTTGGGTGTAATTTCAGAAAACACAAAGGATTGTTCCTCAGACCAGATTCAACTGGCATGGTCTTATTCTGCTTTCTTGGAAAAGTATTCAGAACATACCATGAACGAAACAAATCAAAAAATCTATACACAGATTCATGATCTAACCACTGAGTTGAGAAACAGACAAGACCCGTCTGAGGGTTATTGTAGAATCAAGTGGGGAAATATTTCCTCTATAGTAGAAGAGGCACTTGCCGTAGCTGGGAGTAGAATGAAATGAGCGAAGACGCATTAATTAAGAAGTACGAACAAAAAGTCAGAGAACTCAATGAACTCTTAGACGGTGGTATGATTTCCCAAGATGAATACGAAGAACTTGTTCAAGACTTTACTGATATCGAATCAATCAGAGAAGATATTAAAGATGAGAGTATGAAAATTCTTGCTGCTAAGGTTGTTGATGCTATCTCTAAGTTAGTTAAGGTATTATAAATAGTCCTTATGGATAAGACTTTCAAAGATTTTCTACCTCTAGAAGAAGGTGTCAATGACCCTGCCATCTTCAAAGCGGTTTTCTTAGCCGGCGGGCCTGGTAGCGGTAAGTCATTTGTCGTTGGACAAACTGCACTGTCTACTTTTGGGTTAAAGACTGTCAACTCTGATGATGCGTTTGAGAATGCATTAAAGAAAGCTGGAGTTATGCAATCATACTCTTCTAGAAGAGACCCGGCGAAAAAAGCAATTACTGACTTCATCTCTAGCCCAAAAGGTCAGGCGATGCGTGACCGAGCAAAATACATAACTAATAAAAGGCAAGACCAATATATTGAAGGGCGTCTTGGTCTTGTCATTGACGGTACTGGTAAAGATTACGCTAAGATAGAAAAACAGAAAAACGCACTTGAGACTCTAGGTTACCAGACAATGATGATTTTTGTCAATGCTGACAGAGAGACTGCTAGAAAAAGAAATGCAAATCGATCCAGAACTATTGACAATGTTTCACTGGGTTTCATGTGGAAAGAAACACAAAAGAATATTGGTAAGTTTCAGAACTTGTTTGGAAACGATTTTGTTATTATTGATAACTCAGAGGGTTCAGACTATCAAAGTGGAATTATGCACGCCTATCGCAAGGTTGGTCGGTGGGTAAAAACTTCCCATAATTATATCGCTCAACGATGGATTCGTGACCAAAAACAACAGAGGGGCATAAGAGAAGACCTCCGTAATTGGTTTAGTAAAGATCATCCCAAAGGTGATTGGGTTCGTGTAGGTACGGATGGAGAAATCAAAGGTCAATGTGCAAGAGAGCCTGGCGAAGGTAAACCCAAGTGTATGCCGAGACAAAAGGCACACAGTATGGACAAGGACGATAGGGCGACTTCTGCCAGACGCAAGAGAAGAAAAGACCCCGTTGCCGATAGAAAGGGCAAGGGTGGTAAACCCATCATGGTCAAGACGGATGTCAAAGAGGCAGCAAAACTTTCTGCAGCAGAACGTCTCAATAGACGACTCAAAACTCACCACGGTATAGATTTGGAAGCCCGTCAAAAGTTTTATACGGATATGATCAAGAAAATGAAGGATACTTCTGCAAAAGCAGTTGATTCCTCAAAAACTCAAAAAGAAACATTTCAGTGGATGAAAGACCCACTTGCCAAAACTGTTCATAGAGTTCACTATAACACCGCACTCAAAACTCTGAAACCTATTATCGATAGAAAGAAGAGAGAAGGTGGCGGCAAACTCAAACACGGTATTGAATACTATGCTGCACAAGTAGCAAGAACGATTTCCGACAAGGTTGATGCTAGAACTCTGGCAAAAATGTATCAGAAGGAAGACAAACAGATTAGTCGATACGAGTGGGGAAGACCAGAAGGTACACAATACTTCAAGGCCTTGACTCCAGGCGAACCAGGCTCTACTACCAAGAAAAATCAAACCACCAACAAATATCACTACAAAACAAAGATCGAAGAAGGTGAGAATCATTCGTGGAAAACCGATGGTCACTATAAGAAAGATGGTACTGAATGGAAGGGTGATCAACACGCCCACGATGGACAAGTTATGACTGGTAAGAAACACACAAAGGATAGTGAAAACCTATATCACTTCAAAGACCTTGGCCAAAAAGCTAGACAGATGGTTCTTGATAAACTAAAAATAAAAGAACACTGTGGATGTGAAGAAGAGATGGAAGTTTTGGAAATGGATGTTGATTCTATCTTCACATCGGAAGATATTGCCGACATGGAAGTTCAAATTGACAATATGGATTTTGATGAGATGATAGGTCTGGGTATGTACGATTCAGAAGAATTAGAAGACTTTGATTCAGCAGAAGAAGATGACGATGAAGAATCAGATATTCACGACAACGTGGACATTCTTGAAGCCCTGTCTATTCAAGGTAGAATGAAGAGGCGTTTTAACGCTAGAAGAAACAGACAGAAACTCAAAGTTGCTAGAATGAGAGCATCTAGGAGAGCCGCCGATCCTGCTAGGGTTAAGAGAAGGGCAACTCGTGGTGCAAGAAACATGATTAAGTCCAGACTTGCTAGAGGGAGAGACATGTCTTCCATGCCTCCTGCCGAAAAGGCTAGAATTGAGGCTATGTCAAAACGATTTACAGGACTGATCTCTAGACTTGCACAGAGAATGGTTCCAATCATTAGAAAGAATGAATTGAAACGACTTACATCTACCAACAAAAAACCACAGAAGGCGAAGAAGTATAAAGCTTCATCCGCAAAGTCTTCTGCTTCGGCACAAAAGGCTAAGAAATTTAAGGTGAAAAAGAAATGAAAACTTTCCTAGAATTTTTGGGCGAAGAAGGTATGAAGGGTATGACCGTCAAGGGTGGTCATAAACTTCCTGTTAGCAAAGGTGCTGGCTTAACCAAAAAAGGTGTCGAAAAGTATCGCCGCCAAAACCCAGGCTCTAAATTGCAAACCGCAGTTACTACTCCGCCCAGTAAACTAAAGCCTGGTAGCAAAGACGCAAAGAGACGCAAATCATTCTGCGCTCGATCTCGTAGTTGGACAGGCGAAAGAGGTAAGGCCGCAAGAAGAAGGTGGAACTGCTAGTGACTACTGTATTTAGAAATTTCGTAGAACAATTGGGTGGGTCTGACGCAACCACCTTTGTGGGTTCTGCTGGAGAAATTTTCTATGATCCCACCACCACTACTCTCAGAATTTCTGATGGTTCTACTCCAGGCGGTGTTATTATAAACACTGGTGGGGGTGGTTCCTCACAAACAATTTCTTGGGATTCTGGGACAAATACTCTATCCATTTCTGGTGGCAATAGTGCTGATCTAAGTTCTTTGTCAGGACAGAATACTGATTCGCAGACACTTAGTATTGCTGGTACTGATTTAACTATAAGTAATGGTAATACAGTTGACTTATCTGCATTTTTACAGACCGCAAACTTGGATACAGAGTTGGCCACCGCTACCACAATTACAGAACTGCAAGATGGTTCTGGTTGGAATCTGCCTGGCCCATATACAAATGAATCATCTGCTGCTTCTGCTGGCATTGCAATCGGCCAAGCATACTACGATAACGGTGGAACTGTTCGTGTTAGGTTGACATAAGGTTATTTAATTTATTATGAAAGTTGATAAAGTTTTAGAATATGTAAGAACTTATTTGGGACGAGGCCTCGGGTGGGAACATAGTATATGTCTACCGCAAGAAGAACTGGTGAACCTAAGAAGGTCTATTGGTGGTGTCAATTTACAGTTTGCTGAAACAGAATATCAAGAAAACAGAGATCATCTTGTTCACTGGATGTCAACTGATAATTTAGACGCATTTAAAAAAAACAAAAAAGATAAAGTAAGGTTAAAGTGTTTGGAACACTTTGGGTGGATAACCGAGAAAGGTGTTCCAGTAGCAATCAATTATAATTTAAACTCGGATGGGTTTAGAATTGATGATAGTTATGATAAAGAGGGGATTGTGTTTTATGGATGCAGTCACACTTTTGGTGTCGGATTGCCAAAAGAAAAAACTTTCTCACACATAGTATCTAAATACTTTGATTGTGCGGATTTCAACTTTGGTGTTCCTGGCACTGGATTGGATTTAGCAGTTTTACATGCTATGTTTATGTTAAGAACCGATGTAAAAAATCCAAAAGCAATTGTTGTGTTGAATCCCCCTCCTAGACGATGGAATTTTTTTTCTGGTTTTAATATAAGGTCTTGTTCTGCAAATACAATAAAGAAAAACCCAACGAAAGAAGAAATGTACAGTATGGAATATTGTTCTATCTTAAACGATATGAACAACCTTGTCCAAACATCAAAAAACATTGTTATGCTTCAAACAATAGCAAAAGAAATGAAAATTCCAGTTTTTATTGTTGATTCTGCACATGAATTTCGTAAAGAGTATAGAGCATGGGGCCACTATGAATGGCAGCTGGCTAGAGGAAATGATTCTTTTGATGGTATAAGTATGGCAAGAGATTTGATACACCCAGGCGCTGAAACTCATAAAATCTGGGCGGATGATATTATTGGTTTGATAGGCCCGTCTATGAATACCCTTAACTTTGCTTGAGGAAATCAAATGAAATGGTTAATAGAAAAAATCAAACTATGGTTCACAGAAGAATATGAACTTACTGTATTCTTCCCAGGCCCAGCGCAAGTTATGCCGGATGGTTCACGAATTGAGTCTGGGGCCCCAAAGACATATCATTGTAAAAAAATAGTAAAACTTACTACCAAACATATTATTTTTGTTGATATGGAAGGAAAGAGACACGAAATAAAAATGGTGGGTGATGTTGGGTACGATTTGAAAAAAATTTATTAATATCTTTATGAATGGATAAAAAATGTCAAAAGTTGATGTGTTACTTTTTACTGGAATGGCGGGATATGCAAATACAGTAAAAGAGTTTGGTGATGAACCAGTGTATGAAACCAGAAGTAGAACTTCTGGAACATATAGAATTGCTACCTACATAAGAGATGAGTTTGATCTTGATGTTGAGGTGGTAGATTTTATCTTTTCTTGGACAATTGAAGAACTAAAAGAACTTTGTAAAAGTAGGATTGGGCCAGATACCAGACTTGTTGGTATTGGCGGAATCTTTTTTCTTAGCGCCCCAGTAGTTCTTGAATTGTTCAAACACATCAAAGAAACTTATCCACATGTCACCACATGCGCTGGTAGTCAAGATGTGTGGTCTATTGTACAGATACCAAACATAGATTACTACGTCTCTGGATACGGAGAACTTGGTATCAAAGCAGTATTAGAAGGAAACCCCAAGTGTGTCGATCTTCAGATGTTTCCACATATGCCAGTTGTGAAACATGTTGATTGTTGGAGAACAAAAGAATACAACGCATGGCCATGGCCAATACTCTCCATCAAATACGAGGAAAGAGATTTTATCAAACCTTATGAAGTTGTTTCTATGGAGACATCTCGTGGTTGCCGTTTCAAGTGTTCTTATTGCAACTTCCCGATTCTAGGGGTTAAAGAAGACTACACTCGTAGCAAAGAAGACTTTGAAACAAACATCAAAGAAAATTACGACAAGTGGGGTCTTACAGAATACATTATTACAGATGACACATTCAATGATTATGTTGAAAAAATAAGAAAGTACGGTGATGTTGTTCAATCATTGGACTTCAAACCAAATTTCACTGGATATGTTCGTGCTGATCTAATGACCATGAGGGAAGGTGATCTGGAAGAACTGGCAAGGATGAGATTTAACAGTCACTTGTATGGCATCGAATCTACGAATCATGCATCTGCTAAAGCAATTGGTAAAGGGGGAGACCCAGAAAAAATCCTGCCTGGTATATTAGAAGCAAAGAAATATTTCCTCAAACACAATGATTTTTATCGTGGCGAAATGAGTTTTATTTGGGGACTACCTCACGAAACCAGAGAAACACTGGACAAAACATTCAAATGGATTGACGAAAATTGGTATGGTGAGGCAGTATCAATGTTTCCTCTACACATCATTAGGGATAGCGGGTTTTCGAGACCCAATGATATGTCCAACAATATGGATAAATATGGATATACAACCTTGCAACCAATAGAAATTAAACCAGTTGGGGATAGACTGGATCATATTTACAACAACCCAAATATTGCTGACTATTTTAAGTGGAGAATTAAGAAAATGGTTCCAGATGTAAACTCACCACAGTTTCAAATGGGTAGTTACCTCTGGAAAAACGAACACTTTGACTATATTGAAGCATTCATTGGCGTGCAGGAAGAAATATTTGGACACGAAAGATACTGGGATCGTGGTGTACCTATCTTTAATCAGTCAAATTGGCAGGGAGTTGGATTTACAAAGAATGATATGTTGACCAAAACATTTAGAGAACTGCCTAGTATGATGAATCCACCCAGAGAAATGGTCAAAGATTCTATAGAAGAGTACAAACAGAAGAAGTTATCTTTATAAATATATTGAAACATTAAATATTATTTTGGAGAATTTACATGCCAGTTGAAAGAAATATCAGGGATATTCTTGCTTCTGGACAGACAGACCTATTGGAAGCAGATATGTCAAGAAGACTTGATATGTTGGTCAGACAGGGTTTGATGTCAACAGGCAAACTTCCCATCCTAAAACGTGGTTTAGAAAAACTACAAATGGGAAAAGTTGGAACGCCACAGGAAAGAGATGCAGTAAACACTCTGTTGAATTCTATGATGTATATCGTTCTTGGTGACGATACGGTATTTCAACGGGCAAGACAACACACCCAAAAGAATCGCTATCAGACCGAAGAGAGTGAGATCAACTCGGCCGATGAAAGTGATGATGTAGAACTGAATGAATGGGAAACATTTTTGTTGGACATTGAAACTCTTGAAGAGAAGAATGTCCCAACAAACCCAAAATTGTGGTCTAAGTATAAGTCGCAGGCAAAATCAAAGTTTGATGTCTACCCTTCTGCTTACGCCAATGGTTGGGCCGCCAAGATGTATAAAAAGGCCGGTGGTAGTTGGAAGACTGTCAGTGAAGAAGTTGACACTGGACAGTATGATGCAAGAAAGAAACCGCAGTCCAGTGAAAAGGAAAAACAAGCTGTTTTCGACAAGCATCGTGAAAGGATGAAAAAACTAAAGAAAGAAGAAGTCGAACTTGACGAAAAGTTAGAAACAGAACGCATTAAACATCCAGTTGGCAAAAGACCCCCAGGCATAGGGTGGACTCTTAAACAGGCGGGTGAACAAACTGGAAAAGACCATAGTGTGTGGGAACGCAAATTCAAAAGAGTAAAACCCACAAACGAAGAAACAGAACTTGACGAAAAGATCGAAGACATGGACATGGGTGAAGTTATCAAAGACTTCCAAAAGTCTGATGCCCCTCAGTTTAAAGGTAAGTCAAAAGAAAAAAGAAGAGAGATGGCAATTGCCGCTAAACTCTCCAAAGAAGAGACCGAAGAGGAAACTACTGTGAACACGAACAACCCCTTTGCTGCAGCTAAGAAGGCAAAATTAGACGAGTATAGAACTAAGAACCCTGCCGCCGATGCAGAAGATTCTCGCCAACGTGCCAAGAAGGCTGCTGAGAGACTTTCTCGTAAAGTTGCAAAGACCGAGAAGGAAACAGACCCAGGCATCAAGGAAGAAGTCGAAATTGAAGAGGGTATGACTGCAAAAGATATTAAGATGGGCGTGGGTATTGCTCGTGATAAGAGATATGCTGGTGGAAACATGACAGGTGCATCTAAGGCGATGGAAAAGGTCAAGAAAGGTCTCTCTGATCATCCTCGTGTTAGGAAAGAATTGCAGAAACAGAACGAAGAGTCTCAAGAAGATTCTGTTGATGAAATCGCAGAAATGTCCTACAAAGAAAAGTTTCAGGCCATGTTGAAGAAAACTGGCAAGTCTCTTGCATCAATGTCTGACGAAGAGAAGAAGAAGTTTTTCAACAGTGTAGATGACGCACACAAGGCGAAGAACGAAAACTACACCATGAAGAACTCTTACGCTAAGTCTGGCAAGATGTCAAAGGATAAGGAATCACATGACACGGGTGGTTTCCGTATTTCTAACAAAGATGCCGCTGCTGCAAAGGATAGACTCAAGGCGAAGAAGGGTATCAGTGAAGTTGCAATCGCTGGTATCAACGCACCTTCACAGGGTGGTACTCGCAAAGAACTTCTCGACAAACTTAGAAAAAATCCAAAAGACACTAAACTTGCAAACTCTGCTTGGAAGGCTGGTGCAACTAGCAAAGAGATCAAAGGTGCCATTGCCAACGAAGAGATTGAAGAGAGCGCTGCTAACAGGGCTTTTGCTCAGGCAAAAAGAGATTACGATGCGGATGACAAGAAAGGTCTTGCTCCTACCAAGAAAGACTCTAAACCCGCAAAAGTCAGTGACGCATCTAATGCAAAAGAAATCGAACACATTGTACCTCAGATGCGAAAAGCAATTACTGTTGGTAAAGAGGTTCAGTTTCAAGATGGGAAGACGCACAAGATCAGCAAGGGCCATGCTGCCAAATTTTTGAACAAGTATATGAACAGTAAACCTGCTGACAAACATAAGATGCAAACGTCTGCCCATAAGAGTCACGATCACTTTATGAAGCATGTATAAATATCAAAACAAAAACCTCTAAAGGAGAATAACAATGTCCGCTTGGTCTAAGTCCACAAAACCCGTAGTTACGGGTATTCCTGCTTCAGAAATCTTCATGGTTGACGAAGCAGAAGTTGCCGCAACCCCAGGCATCGCACAGCCTGGTTGGGTTCGCCGTAAAGTACAGGGTTCTAGAGTTGTCTATGAAACTCTTGTTGCAATGGCAGATGCCGCTACTGATGCTGAATACGAAGCCGCAGTTGGTGTTGTTGCTACAGCACTTGTTAATGGTACAGAGTACAAAATTCTTACTACAGGTGACACCGACTTCACATTGGTTGGCGCCACAGACTCTAACCCAGGCACAGTCTTCACCGCTACTGGTGCTGGCGTAGGAACTGGTACTGCTGTTGCAACTGCCGATGATGACGATGACGAGTTCCCAGACTCCTAATAAATACTTTTAGATTAGGAGTATTTCATGGCTGATGCAAAACTTTCAGAACTAAATGCGGCTACTTCTGTAGCCGCTGATGACACACTTTATGTGGTTCAGAGTTCGGATAGCAAAAAGGTAACTGTTGCCAATGTTTTTGGTCAGGTTCCGACACCTACTGTTTTTGCCGATAAAGTTTCTATTGGCGATCATGAAACAATTACTGGTGCAGGTGCGTTGTCTAACCTTGTCAACGTACATCTTATCAATAGTCCAGGCGCAAGCGGAACACTCACAATGTCCGCTGGTGTAGAAGGACAAATGAAAATAATTATAATGACATCCAATTCTAGTCAGATTAATATGATATTGGATGACAGTGATCTTGGTCATGACACCATCACCTTCTCTAATGTTGGTGATACTGCTACTCTAATTTTTGCAGGGTCAAAATGGTGGATGATTGGGGGAACGGCTGTAGTAACATAAGATAAGAATAATAATATGGTAGAATTGAGTGAAGATAATTATCTTGTTTATGCTTTAAAACACTACAATAGTCCAGAATGTTCTGGCATGGAAGATTTTGAAGAAGACATAAAAAGATTTAAATATTTGAAGAGATTGTTCAGAAGGTATGAAAGAACTGGAGTACTGAACGATAGATTAATTTTGAATCACTTAATTGTGTTGTATAATGTCCTTGACGGTGCTGCGACACCACTATTGTTTTTTAAGATTGATAAAAAACATTGGCCAATTTTAAAAACTTTTTTAGTATTCATTAATAGAATGCCTATAGAATCAATAGTTAGTGGTGGAGTAAGGGGTGATGAGATACCACTCGACTTTCATGTTATAAACATACTTAGGAATATTTAATGTCAAGAGTAGTAGACACGCTAATTGCTTACAGAATATTGAGAATGTTTTCTCAACCTATTACTCAGCACCCAGCATATATTCAAGGTATTGTTGATAAAGACGGTAACAAGATCAAAGAACCTAGTACTTCATCCGAACTAGATTCTTATACAATGCTCGATAGATTAGCCTTCAAAATTAAAAGATCATTGATGAAATCTCCAGATAGAAATGCAAAGAGACTGTTGACATTTGCTGCTGCCATCGCTATTTTGAGAGAACAGAGTGATGTAGATGAAATGTCAGAAGAAGACTTTGATATTTTAATTGATATGTATTCTCAAGATGAAAACATTATCAGCGAGGCAAAAATATTAGAATCGGGAAAACTCCCATTTAGATATTTTGCAATGGGAGAGGAAATAGCCAACGCTGCTGGGCCTATGGTAGGTGGAAACATCGCCGGATTAGGAACAGACA